ATCTGGGACTGCGGTATCAGACCCTGTGACATCATCTGGAGACTCTTACGCTCACCAATCTGGGTAGCTGCACTCGTTTGAATAGCGTTGAGCAGGATGTCACCAGCCATGCCAATGATTGACGGATCAACTTTAGCAATCTCAATGATTGTCTCAATGGTTTCCTGTTGACGGTTGCGGAACGATGCGCCAGCTCGACAGGTAACACTGTACTGACCCTTTGTAAGATCGTTCAGCGTAATAATCTCGCCTGTCTGGTTATCAATGACTGGCTCGTTCAGAACCTTCATCTCTGTTGAGCCATCCTCGTAAAGCAGTCTGACCGTTCTCTGCGCGTCATAGACCTTGGGGATAGCCTTAACTAACAGGTCACCAGTGGCTGCAATAGCAGACTCAAGCGCACGAAAGTATTTGATTGTGCCGTTGTCGCCCTTGCTCTGTAGACGCTCGATTGCCACCCCTGATTGCAGGCCAGGGTTATCTCCCATGTTTGCAGCAAACATTCCAGCAGTCTGACCAATGATCTGGCGCATTGACTCGGAGATGGTTCTTAGCCCTGGGTTAACTTGTGCCCCGCCCTGCTGCTGTGGTGCGCCAGGATTCTCTGGATCAGGGTTGTAGAACTGGACTGGATCGGAGTTGGTGTTAAGCGTAGCCAGCGTATCCTCATGCCCAGCAGCCTGAGTAAGCGTCATCCAGTATTTAGCTCTTGGAGCCAATGCGCCCTCCTCGATCTCTCTGGATAGGCTGTAGTTCAAGACACGCTGGGGATCAAGTAGCTTCTCAACCACACCCCAATAGATGGTCTTGTTTTCAACGATCTTGAAGTTGCCGTAAACAGGGATGATTGGAATGCGATCAAATATGGTTTCTTCTTTCTTTTCTAGCCAGTCGGTCTGATCAAAGAAGTGCGAACAGACAACAGTCTTGTAAGCCTCACGCCGTCTGACTTCTTCAATACCCAGTGCCGTTAGCTCGTCCTTGACCTTTTCATAGTCATCGTCAATAGAGTAGACAGCGCCATTGCTCATTAGCACAAGCTCACATGCCTGCTGCTCAGTGTAGAAGAGCTGCCCTACAACAATAACCTCAGCCTTGTCGTAGTATGCATCGCCCTCTCTGTCAATGGACACGGATGCCTGAGAGCCTTCTGGGTATCGCTTCATGTATTCGTTAGCTGACATAGCATGGAGCAGGAACCCGTACTGAGCGTCAGACTTGTCTTGCAGGTAGGCAGCAGGGTCAAACCATACCCTATCAATGAAGTTAGCCACCGGCTCAATGACGAGGTCTTGGTCAAACGATTGTGGGTCAGTGTACTTGTGCGACACCATCCAGCCATCGTAGCCAGCCGTTGCCATGCCGCGACCAGCGTTGATGTAGATGTCTTTGGCTCGACTCATGGCCTCAATGTTTCTTACGAGACCATCAATGACCATTGCTGTTTCTTTGGATGCTGGGCCAGACATTGGGCTGACCTTGATGTCAAAGTCTGCCTGCTCAATCTCAGCAGTCACCTGATCAACAATAGGGTTGACCATGTCGAACGTATAACGGGGCTTGCCAGCGTTGTTAGTCCACCAGTAGGGTTCCCACTGGCCGTCACGCTTATCGCAAAAAAGGTTGGCCTCACGCGCTTTCTCACGGTTATCGTGATCAGCCTCCTGTGCAGCAGAAAGTAAGTTCAGGACTGTCTGATGACTATCAAAGTCGATCTGGTAATCAGTCTCTGTGTATTTAGCCATCATGACCACCCTTTAAATTTGATCGTTGCGACCTTCTCAAGCTTAGGCTTAGGTCGGTACATTGCCATCATTAGTGCATCGCCCATGTTGGGTGACGGTATCTCGTATGGCTTCTTCGCCATCTCAATCTTGCTCATAATCTGTATTTTACCACTATTTGTACGTTTAAGCGGTATCCGACACACTTCTGAGCGTAGCTGATCGAGTTTTTCAATACTCGATGACAGTGAGATCATCTCATCTGGATTTATGTACTCACCCTTGCTGACAGCCCTGTGCGTTGCCTCGAACCTGTCTCGCAGCCTCCAGTAGTACTGTGCGCGTTTGTTGGCAAAGGTCTCGCGGTTGCTCTTGGCTCTCTGGCTACCACCATCTGAATACGGTTGGTCAGCGTCCTCTGGTGACTCTGATCCCTTGTACATGACGTAATCTATTTTCTTGTTTTCCAGTGCGGCATCAACTTGTCGTTTGAGCGATACACCCAATCCATCACAGTCCCAAACAAAGTAGTCAGCACGATCACTGAGTGCTAGGTCTAAAGCCCAGTCCATGCCATCAGCAGACTCGCCTGTGATCTTCTCAGTGACGTTTAAAACCACGTTACCATGCCTGACTGCGTAACCCTTCGAGTCGCCACCAGTGTCGCTAGGATCGTGACTGGCAATGATTGCGCCCTCGGCCTTCCAGCCCAGCTTGATATGGGAGTCGATGGCCGACTCAAACCAGTCCACTGGAATGATGGTGTCCTCGACCTCATCGTAGAACTCACCAAGCCAGATGTGCCTGTATAAAGCTGTCGTCAGGTTAGCCTGATCGTATGCTCTCTCCTGCTCAAGCACTGCTGGGAAGAATGGATTGTCGTTAAAGTTTATCCAGATGATTAGGTGCATGTCATCTTCGTAGTAACCTTCTGACCTAAGCTGCTTCTCAAAAGGCTTGATGAACCTTTGGCTGAACGGGTCGGCTATTGATCTTGGGTTAGCAGTCATCCAGATTTCAGAGTCTTCTACCCGCAGCGTTGGCGTTAGAGCCTTGAGACTGTCAGAGCTAATAGTCTGAGCCTCTTCTACCCAGAACCGCTTGAAGCCGTACATGGACTTGATGCCTTCAGGGTTCCTTGCCAATCCTCTGAACTTAAATACATCCTCACCGCCATGCTGTATTGCGTTAGCCTGGACGTTGAAGCCTTGCAGCCCTAGGCGCTCAATCTCTCCGCTTAATAGAGAGAGTACCGAGTCATCCATTGTTACTTGATATTCGCGGAAGCAGGCTGTCTTGATGCCCTTAGTCTGAGCATCCATCAAACAGATGTCGCCAACCGATTGGCTTTTGCCTGAGCCTCTTCCACCTATGAGAATCTTGAACCGCTTAGGCTTGTTGATCAGAGGTAGTAGTTTACTTGGCAGCGTCATTTCGGGCATCGACAACCCTCACTGTCCATTCTGTTTTGATAGCTCCACCGTCTGCGCCTGTTAGCTCTTGCTCTGTCTTGTCCTTCCATCCGAAGTTGTTTTTTAGTGAGAAGATTGAGCCGACTGGTGACTGCTGGTGTAGCCTTTTCTCTAAGAACATTTCGACTCTTTGCTTTGCTCTTTTTATAGTCGCATAAAACTCTTCGTTCTCTCCGTACCTTCTGAGAGATTCTGTATTCATATCAAGATGATACGCTAGTCCTGAGATTAGCGGAGGATTGTCGTCATCACATGATGCAAAGTAGCTGTCTATTTTAGCCTGCATCTCTTCGACTGATTTAAACTTTAGTGGTCTGCCGCCTGGCATTACTCGTACCGCGCTGCTTTTGGCTTGGACTTCTTTGCCATCGACAAAGCAATAGCAACAGCCTGCTTCTGTGGCTTGCCAGCGGCCATCTCTGTCTTGATGTTCTTGCTGACCGTTTTCTTTCCGTAACCCTTCTTCATTGGCATACATTACCCCTATTAAAAAACGCCCCATGTTTCAGGGGCGATAAAGGAACCACACACACAACAGGATATGCCAGTCGGATTCTGGCCTCCTGATTGTACCGCTTTAATCAAAAAGCTGCATCATAGATTTACCCTATTAATATCATACTTATTCATTTAAACGATTGTGTAATATTATATTGCAATGCAATACGGTTGTGGTAAAGTAACTACATCGGCAGCACAAAGCGGCCACACACAGAGGATAAGAAAATGTTTACAGTAGAAACAGTTAGCAAAATTACGCAATCAGTAAATGATTTTAATACACGTCTGGATTTTTCACGCAGCATCAAATCGATTATAGATGCCGAGTACGCTGGCGTAAAAATGACCGAGGGCGGCGGGCTGATTAGGTCAGACGCTGCTGTAGCAATAGATGATCGCATAGCATCTGTAATGCAGCAGGCGGGCTACGCTGCTAATGACGGGTATGAATTAGCATGTGAAATCTGGGGCGCAAAATGAAAACAAAGGCCATTTACTAAAACCAACCACGGCCACGGACGGCCACACACTGAGGATAAACCATGAACGATAAAGCAATGAGCGCAACCAGTTTAAGAATGCCTGACGGCCTGCTTAGGCAGCTCACCAAAGCTGCTCACAAGTGTGAGGTATCTCGCACCGAGTACATCAACCAGGCTCTTCTGGAAGCCGTGAACAAGACTTTAGGAATTAGCAATGAAAGCAAAAACAATTGATGCCATCTGTGGTGTTCTTACTTGTTTGATCTGCGCTGGCATGTTCATGCTGGTGCTGCTGTAATCAAAGTGCGCTGGCTTATGGCTGGCGCTTTTTTATTACTCTTGTCTTTTTGTTAAATATTGTTTTAATTCTTTTCAAATACTCTATTTCAAACCGCTTTGGCTCGTTCTGGCTCTCTAACCATTCAACCAGTGATTCTCCGTAACGCGCTTTGAGTCTTATCCTGTATTCCAGTAAATTGCCGCTTTTGCTTGTGTTGCACTGCTGGCAGCTTGCGTAGACGTTTTTAAGGTTAAACCGTAGGCTTGAACAGGCTCCGACACTGCGATAATGAGAAGCGTGTCTTTGATGGGTTCCGTTGTCTGGCTTGCCGCATGAGACGCAAGGCTTTCCCCTATCCCTGATCCTCACGTATGCGTTGACCGCCGCCTGAGCCTCTGTCAGCCATTCTGTCTTGGTCTTGATCTTATCCTTGCGGGTCTTGGTCTCTGCCTTGTGTTGGCGTTGTCTAGCCTCTTGAGCCTTGTCAATGCCATGCCCAGCCATGCAATCTACTGTGCAAAATCCTTTTGCTTGCCACTTGTCTGACAGCTTGGCTGTGGGTAGTGGTGTCCTGCATGAGTGTCTGCGGCATTTTCTCACTCATCTGCCTCGCAATATACTAAATGCTGTTGCTGCCACGATTGGAACTTGTCCATTGCCAATGGCTTTAAGTCTGTCCACTCTGTCGGCCAGCCCATTCGCAATTCCGAATGAGTTGGGTGCGGGTATGTCATGCCGTATTCCAGCTTGATGTAGTCGCGCCATTGATCGAATCGCAGTTTCCCGTTGTCTTTTCTCGCTGCTGTAGTCCCGCCCTTCCAGTCCGTTGCTAATGGAGTCGGCAACAATCCAGATTCTGTCTCTCCTGTGATCAAAACCGGCGAAGTCAGCTCCCAGCACACCCCATGTAGCATTAAACCCCAGCGAGGCCAAGTCTCTAAGGACTGTTCCAAGTCCTCGAACAGTGAGAGCTGGACTGTTTTCCAGGTAAACGAGACTGGGTCGAACCTCGCCAATGATCCTTGCAAACTGTGACCAGAGTCCAGATCGCTCCCCATCAATTCCGTCTCCATCGCCTGCGGTTGATATGTCTTGGCATGGAAATCCTCCTGATAAGACATCAACAATGCCCCTCCACGGTTTTCCGTTAAAGGTCTCGACATCACCAAAGATTGGAAACCAGGGAAGGCAATTGTCTTTTTGCCGTGTTGATAAGACTTGCTGGCAATATCCATCGATCTCGACTGCACACACTGGTTGGTGTCCGAGTAGTAAGTCGGCAAGTATCCCTCCACCAGCGCCTGCAAATAGGTGCATAGTTCTGAGTCGCTGCAATTTAATGCCCCTCCCATTATTCCTTGTCCTTGCTCGGCCACAAAGGCAGTGTAATCCCATGATGACCGGCGAACCGACTGTGAATAACTTCGTAGACTTTGTTGTACTCAGGACGGTATGCCTGAGTTGTTGATTGCTTTCCAATAATGGCTTCCTGGACCGGCCTCCAGATGTTTTCTTTAACCGTGTCCTTACTCCATGGGATAGTCCACTGCTTACCAGTTGGCAGGTTGACCACCATCTCAAGCCCTGCATTGTTTAGCTCAATGGCTACCAGCTCACACCATAGGTGCAGGCTGGCATTCTGTGTATCGGTTCGCTGTTGACCAGTTGACCACTTAAAGCTGACGTATTTGTGCTTTTTGTACAACTCCGCAGCGTGAGCCAGAAAGCCACCGAGTTTACTGTCAGAGTTGACCACCCACTGCTCACCACTCATAGCCAATACTCTGCGATCCGTTTGCCGTTGATCTTAATCAGTTGAGACTTGACCTCATGCCCAACGTCCCGCAACTCCTGAACCCTTGCTGCAAGCCGAAAGCAGGCAAACAGGTTAAGTGCTTCTAGTGATGTCAGTTTGTTGCCTTTTTCCAAGTGCTTAAGTATTTGCTGTGTTTGTGTCATTGTTATGCCCTCAATTAATGGCTTTTTATCTTTTTTATGAAGCCTGCTGGTGGGTTAATGATTATGTCTTTACTCGTGTCTTCCATCAGTAACTGCATAATCTTAATTGCAGTCTTCACAGCAGCAGATATTTCTTCCATGGTTGTACTCTCAGTCAACGGTGGATCGCATTTCATCATGGCCTCATACGCACCCTTGCCTAAAACAGTGTTTTCTACATCGCTAATTGTGATTGTAACTACCGTCATTGTTTTACCCTCAGTGTGACCAGCTACGGTCTGTTATCCGATCTATTATTGATGCCTGCGTTGGTTTAACTACAACTTGTTGCCTGTTTGCAGCCTCGTGCCGCCTTTCCAATTCAGCCTTGATGTACTCCATTGTCGGAGCCTGCCAGCCTTTGTCGATTGATAGCTCAATAGCTCTGTCAGCAGTGCAATCCAGTTGCTGGGCGCACTTGCAAGCCTCGACCATTGCTCGTTCAAAGGCTCTCTGGGTCAGTGGCTTTTTGATCAGCTTACGATGCTCAACAAACTCAGCAGCAGCCTCATCTGATACGCCGTAGGTGTGTGCTTGTGATATGTCAATCTTCATCACAAGCTCGATTTACATAATTGATAAAGGTTTGACAGTAAAGTTTAGGAATACAGATTATAACTTCACGCCCTTCAATCGGGTTTTCCTGCGCTATGCAAATATCACCATATAAGTTTGAATAAACCTTTATTTTTTCCCACCCAATGTGAATAGTATCGTCATCATCTTCTGTTGCTTCGATATCTTCTATTATTTCAGTCATTTTTATCACCTTTGTTTATTTTAGACATAGTTTCCCCTATTTCCCCCATGAAAGTATCCAACCATCATGCCGCGTTTAAGCTATTGCCAGCAAAGCCAGCAAGGTACTTTATAATCCCCCTGAGACAAGTCTCACGCAGCATCCTATCTGCGAATCGGTCAGCCAGTGGCTGCTTCATGGGCCAAGTTGACAAGGGTCGGTCAGAGCTTGGAATTTTGATTACCGTTTTAAGTGTCGGAACTCTGCGCGATGCGTTGCCGTTGTTATACCCGTCACGGGCTAAAGTGTTATAAGGCTGGTGAATAGCAGAGCAATCTTGTATGAACAAAACATATAAAGTAATATGCCGTCTAACAGGGTTGCTCTGAACAACCTTGCTTGCCACCTCAAAAGCCTCGTTTTTAGCCGAACGGGGCTTTTGTCTGTCTGCGGTAAGCGTTCTAATCATACTACGCATTTGATATGCTGCGTAATTCTTTTTTGATATTAAAACCTTCTGGCTTATTCCTTTCAAACACCACGCCATCAATCATAGTCAGATACAATCTGCCATTGCATTCGATCATCTTGAAGTGACCTGATTCGAAAGCTTTCACTGGCGTAGCCAGATCTATGCCTCTTCTCGGCAGGTATACAGTAAATATGTCGTACCTTGTGCCTCTGTAAGCTGCTAGGCGACCTACCGGCTGATACTTGTCCGGCCTCATAGTCTCTAAACTAAGCCACGGGTCTTGTGACCTGCTCTCATCTTTGTCCAGGCTGGCTGTCCAGTCAATGGCATACCCTGTTTGCCTCACGTTATACCCTCGATCTTGTTGTTGATGCGCTATTGTAAGCACACTATTTTTGCAAAGTAAACCTTATTTGTGCTTGCTTGGGCGCACTTATAGTGCTTTAATGTGCGAACACACAAACCAAAAAAGGATATAACAATGATACACAAAGAAATCTGGCAGACCCTTAGCAGCATTGATTGTTCTGATCACGTTGAAAAGAAAGCCAACTTGACCTACCTGAGCTGGGCTTGGGCATGGTCAACTCTGATGGAGCATTACCCAGAAGCAACCTTTGAGTTTGACGAGCCAAAGGTTATGGCTGACGGCACGATGATGGTGTTCTGCACTGTTAGCATTCAAGAGTGCAGCCGCAAGATGTGGTTGCCTGTCATGGACTACAAGAACAAAGCCATTGCTAACCCAGACTCTTTTGCAGTTAACACAGCCATGATGCGCTGCTTGGTTAAGTGCTTGGCTTTGTTTGGCCTCGCACATTATATCTACGCTGGTGAAGATGTTCCGCAAGCTCACAAGCCTGACCGGAAACCTGATCCAATCCTGAGCCAGATGCTGCATAGCTGCACAAATATTGACGAACTCCGAGCCGCTTGGAAGTCAATGACACCTGACCAGCGTGAGGCTCACGGTGATGTGCTGGCTGAAGTTAAAGAGAGGCTCGCATGAGCCTTTCGCCTGATAGAGAAGGGAGGCTGACTGCAAGCGTTTTTGCTTCAGCCATAGGCATAGGCTATGACAGCAGACAAAAGCTCTGGAGGCAGCTTACAGGCCGAGAAGAGAAGTTTGCTGGTAATGACGCTACTCAGTGGGGGAGGGATAACGAGATACACGCTATAACCGCGTATGAGGTCGCTACAGGCGATATCGTGCAAAGTGCTGGTAGTAAGCAGGGTTTTGTTATAAGTCCTACCCATGACTGGATGGGATGCACTCCTGATGGTTTTGTGGGTGATGACATCGTGGTCGAGGCCAAGTGTCCAGCATCAATGAATCTTTATGGCAGAGTGCCGGATCAATACATGCCGCAAGTTCAAGGCCAGATGTTTATCACTGGCCGCAAGATGGCTCACTTTGTTTGCTGGACACCAGAAGGTCTGGAGGTGCATGAAGTGCCGTTTGATGAAGAATATTGGCAGCAATGCCTTGCGCTATTGTCCGACTTTTATAGTTTTTGGAAGTCAGACCAAGAGCCAGCAAAACGCAAGAAACCAATTTTACCAACAGTTAATTATGTGAGGATTGTATGAGCAAAGTAGGCGTTAAATTATCCATTGATGTATCAAAGATCGACAAGGCTCTGCTGTACAAAGGAGCTAAAGGCGTTTACCTGTCTGCTACCGTTTTTGTGGACATAGACCAGGCTGATCAGTATGGCAACCACGGCATGATCACGCAGGACGAGACTAAAGAAAATCGTGAAGCTGGCAAGAACGGAGCGATCTTGGGTAACTGCAAAGTGTTTTGGAAAGATCAGCAGCAGCAGCCAAGCGCAAAACAACACAGCAATCACGGCAGGCAAGCACCGCAGCCAGCTCCAGCTTATGACGATTTTGATGACTCCGGCGACCTGCCATTTTAGGGATAAACCATGAGTGCATATTTGGAAGAAGAGATACTAGACTGGGCGCACGATAAAGGCATCTTGGGCGCAAAAGGTCGAGGCACTGAAGCAGGTCAGCACATGAAAACGCTGGAAGAAGTGGAGGAGCTGACTCACGCACTGGCTGATCGCAACCTAGCAGAGATTGCTGATGCCATTGGCGACATTTATGTGACCCTTGTTATTCAGGCTGAGATGCAAGGGCTACGGATGTCTGACTGTATAGACGGAGCCTACAACGTGATCTCAAAGCGCACTGGCAGGATGGTCAACGGCCAATTCGTTAAGGATGGCAGCTAACATGGAATCACATACGTTTGTGAAGGTTCAGGCTGCGCTTGGCTACGACAATGCGCGGATGGCTGCTGAGATCGGCTTGTCAGAGCGAATGGTGGTTGCTATGAGGTCGGGCGAAAGGCTGGTTAGCATCAAAACAGCATCTGAAGTTAAAACTGCAATAAAAAGGCAAATTGAGTGTTTAAAGGTGTTGCATAAGTGCGTTAAAGTAGGCACAATTAAATGACAAACACACAGCAGGAGACGCACTATGAAAACGTACACCGCAGGCAAATTGAGCATAATTATTGAAAAGCACGGCAAGTGGCTGCTCGGCGAGCATGGCGGTAAGCGGGCAAACCTGTCGGGGGCAAACCTGTCGGGGGCAGACCTGTCGGGGGCAAACCTGACGCGGGCAAACCTGACGCGGGCAAACCTGACGTGGGCAAACCTGACGGGGGCAAACCTGACGGGGGCAGACCTGTCGGGGGCAGACCGGTCGGGGTCAAACCTGACGCGGGCACACCAGACGTGGGCAGGGGGATCGCTGTACATAAGCCAACGATCAGACAGCTAACGATTATT